CTTTTAGCCCTATTATCTTGGGTAAATCTAAGAGAATAAGCCAAGCAAACACAGAACAGTCTAAGTTGATACAGCAGAGAAAAAATAACAGTGCTCCTATAAACTTTGAATCTAACGAAGATAGTTTAGATGGATTTGATTTCTCTGAGTTTAACCCAAGATAATAGGGCTAAAAGAAATAAATAAATAAGTAGTAAATTTGTAAAAAATTAAATTTAATAAAATGGAAAACAACGAAACACCTAAATTCACAGTAAAATCTGTGGAATCGGTTGAAGAAAAATCAACTCAACAGGTTGAACAAGAACTTCTTGATAAACATGAGGAGTCTTTAAATGTTGAGGAGTCTTCACCGGAGACTGATAAAGTAGAGGTAAGTAGTAATACTGAAACTACTACAGAAACTAAAGAAGAGCCGCAAGAGTACTCAGGTGGCTTAGAAGATAAAGATGTTCTTGAGTATATCAAGAATAGATATAACAAAGAAATAAATTCTGTTGAAGATTTATTTACTCAAAGAGAGGAAAATGAAGAATTACCAGAAGATGTTTCAGCGTTCTTTAAATATAAAAAAGAAACAGGAAGAGGTATCCAGGATTACATGAACCTTCAAAAGGATTATGATGAAATGGAAGCTGATTCTGTTATTGCTAACTATTACGCTCAGACTGAAGAAGGTTTAGATGAGATCGATATTCAAGATCTTATGGATGACAGATTCGGTTATGATGAAGATGTCGATGAAGAAAGAGATATCAAAAAACGTAAGTTAGCGCACAAACGAGAACTTGCGAAAGCGAAAAAGTTCTTCAAGGAGCAACAAGAACAATTTAGAATCCCTCTTGAGTCAAGCGGGGAGGCTGGTTCACCGGAGCAAAGAGAAGAGTTTAATCGTTACAAAAGTTATGTAGAGGACTCCAAAACTCGTGAGGAGCAAATGAAAAAGAGGTATGACTGGTTTGTTGATAAAAGCCAAGAGGTTTTTAGCAGTGATTTTAAAGGTTTTAATTTTACTGTCAACGACAAACAATATACCTACAAACCTGGTGACGGTCAGGAATTATTCAACAAGCAGAAGGATGTAAATAATTTTATACAACCTTATTTAGATGCTGACACTGGAATGATGAAAGACGCCCAAGGATACCATAGAGCAATGTCAATTGCTATGAATCCTGAAAGGTTTGCTAAATTTTTCTATGAGCAAGGTAAAGCGGAAGCTATTGATAATGTTTCTAAAAAATCAAAAAACATTGATATGGTTCGCAAAGCCCCTCAGTCTATGAACAAGAACGGACTTAAGATCCGTGCTGTCGGAGACACAAGTAGTGGAAAGGGCCTCAAGATAAAAAGTATTAAAAAAGTTTAACATTAAAAATTTAAAACGATGGCTGTAAATCCAACTCCAGGTTTTAACTTAATCCCATCTGCGGAAAGAGTTCCAACCTCGTCAAATTACATTACCAACTTTGACTTTTTAAATCAGTATCTTCCTGATACTTATGAAAAAGAGTTTGAAAGATATGGTAATAGATCAGTTTCTTCATTCTTAAGAATGGTAGGAGCTGAAATGCCTACTAACTCTGACATGATCAAATGGGCAGAGCAAGGTAGATTACACATTAAATATGTAGAGTGTACATCAGGAGCAGCGGCTTCTTCAGACACTGCTACATGGACAATCGCTGATACCCTTGCTCCTGTTCTTCCAGGTGGAGGTACTACTACTGCTGGTCAAGGTGGTATAGCACTAAGAATAGGTCAAACAGTGATGATTTCAGATAACACTGCTGGATCTGCTTTTACTAACAAAGCTGTTATTACTGACGTAGATTATGCTGCTGGTACTATTGATGTAGCTTACTACGAACAAAATGGTCAAACAATGGGTGCTGGTGTTCAATGTACTATCTGGATCTACGGATCTGAGTTCAAGAAAGGAACAAACGGAATGGTTGAATCATTAGAATCTGATGACTTCATCTTCGACAACAAGCCTATTATCATCAAAGATAAGTACGCTGTTAACGGTTCTGACATGGCTCAAATCGGATGGATCGAGATTACTTCTGAAGACGGTGCTTCAGGTTACCTATGGTACATGAAGTCTGAGCACGACACAAGACTTCGTTTCGAGGACTACTTAGAGACTGCTATGATCGAAGCTGTTCCTGCTGAAGTAGGTTCAGGAGCTATCGCTGCATTAGGTGTAGCTGGTGTAGCTGGTTCTGCTGGTTCTGAAGGAGTATTTTACTCAGTACAGCAAAGAGGTAATGTATACGGTGGTGGAAACCCTGTTGCATTAGCTGACTTTGATGCTGTAATTCAGAGATTAGATAAGCAAGGTTCTATTGAAGAAAATGTACTATTTGTTAACCGTCAGTTCTCTTTCGACATTGACGATATGTTAGCTGCTCAAAACTCTTACGGAGCGGGTGGTACTTCATATGGTTTATTCGATAACGATGAGGACATGGCTCTAAACTTAGGTTTCACTGGATTCAGAAGAGGTTATGACTTCTACAAGTCTGACTGGAAATACCTTAACGATCCTACAATGAGAGGTGGTTTAACTGCTGGTGCAATCAACGGACTTATGGTTCCTGCTGGTTCTACTACAGTTTATGACCAAATCTTAGGTAAGAACGCTAAGCGTCCATTCTTACACGTAAGATATAGAGCTTCTGAAACTGAAGACAGAAGAATGAAAACTTGGATCACTGGTTCTGCTGGTGGAGCAAGAACATCTTCTTTAGATGCGATGGAAGTTAACTTCTTGAGTGAAAGATGTGTATGTACTTTAGGTGCAAACAACTTCTTCATCTTCCAAGATGCTTAATAAATGATTGAGAGGAGGGGGCAACCCCTCCCTCTTTTTTTAATTTTAATTTAATTATAATAAAATGAAAAATAAAAAGATTTATGTCGATAAGACATACAGACTAAAAAGAGAAGCAGCGCCACTTACCTTTATGTTGGCTTCTCACAATACCAAAAGAAAACCCCTTCTATATTTTGATGAAAGCTCTGGAACAAACCGAGCTCTTCGTTATGCAAGAAACCAAAAGAGTCCGTTTGAGGACGAGCAAGATGGTAATGCTATATTAGAACCTGTAATTTTTGAAGATGGGATGTTACACGTTCCAAAAAACAATCAAGTACTACAAGAGTTCTTATATTATCATCCGTCAAGAGATTCTATTTACGAAGAAGTTAACAATGAAAGAGATGCCGCTGAAGATGTAGAGGTGTTAGAGCAAGAGTTGAATGCTCAGATTGTAGCTTCTGAATTAGAGTTTGATAAAATGCTTTCTGTAGCAAGAGTATTATTAGGTGGTAGAGCAGAGCTTCTTAGCACTTCTGAACTTAAAAGAGATATACTTCTTTTCGCTAAGAGAGATCCTTATACTTTCTTAGAAGTTGTAAATGATCCAGATCTTGAGTTTGAAGATGAAGTGAGACAATTCTTTACAGAAAAACTTCTTGCTTTTAGAAACAAGAAAAAAGATGTTTACTTTAACTTACCTGGAAACAAAACCAAAATGTTAACTATACCATTTGGAGAAGATCCATACCACGTTGTGGCTACGTATCTTAAGACAGATGAAGGTGTTGACGTATACAAGGGGCTGATTAAGAAGATAAAATAAATAGCTATCTTTGCTTTTTATTAACCCATTAAATTTTTTAACAATGGACAAATTTTTATCAGTGCCTGTAACAGGCCAAACAAACTTCTTAGTTAGCGTTTCGGATGTAATCGCTGTAACAAGAACAAACACTACGACTACGGTAATTACGTACAACAGTGGAAACACAGCGACATTTACACATGCTGCTGAAGGTTTTACTAATGAAATGAGAGACTCTTTGCAAAACGCTATGACTTTAGCATTGCAAACTTCTTGGACAAATGTGGTTGCAGACTATGTTCCAGCAAAAGCGGTTTCTGCAATAGCAATAGCGTAATATAATGGCAAAGTATGTAAGCGTACAAGTTCCTATTTTAGCCGGCTCTACTGCAACAGGACCAGCTATAAAAGATAGTGGAACTACCGATGCTGCGGTAGCAGGAAAATTGACTCAAAGTGGTCAAAACTTTCTTACTACAGTAGCGGTGGGTGATGTTGTATTTATTAACGCAAGTGGTGTTTCAGGACATCCAATAAGACAATCTGCTACAGTTACTGCTGTAGATAGTGACACTGCATTAAGCCTTTCAGGAGCTGCGCTTCCTGCAACAGGTACAGGTGGATTATCTGCTTCAGGTACTGCTTATGCAATTGTTGCTGCCGCTGATGTTAAAAAAGCTGAACTATCAGGTGGAGGCTTTTTAGGAGTGGTAGAGGCTGGAGACATGCTTGTAAATACTACTACAAACCAAAACATTGTTATTTCAAAAGTTGTTAGCAACACTGAGCTTGAGCTTTCTAAAGCTGGTGGGGTTATTAACGGAGATGACTTTTTTGTTTTATCAGACAGAGAAACTGCTGGTAACAGAAAGGTTAGAGTTGACAATGCTACGTTAATTAGAGGTAATGCCGCTAATGGACAATTAACTGTTCACTACAAAAGAGGCGCTACCAATCAAAAATTAGCAATGGATTTAGGAGATGCTCCTTCCGCTGCTTTTGACGTTTTCTCTACTGAATTTAAAAATAAAGCAGAGTTAGCGTTACAAGACAATTGGAGAGAGGTTTCTATTACAATGCCTTATGTATCTTCAGACGGTACTCAAGGTATTCAGTGGATTTCAACATTCACATTCTCTTAATCGAGAAATACTTGTTTTAAGAGAGGCTCTAAAAAATTAGGGCCTCTTTTTTTTTGTTATCTTTGTAGAAAGTTTTTTTTATGTCACTAATAAACTCGGTAAGAAATACAGTTCTGGCTATAGCCAACAAGAACAACTACGGATATATATCACCTCAAGACTTTAATCTGTATGCTAAGCAAGCTCAGATGGATATGTTTGAGGATTACTTTTATTCGTACAATAATTGGATCAATAGAGAAAATAGTCGTACATCAGGTACAGGGTATGCTGATATCATAAAAGGATTAGAAGAGGTTATTGATACTTTTTCTGTTCAAGCTTTTTTACAGCCTTTTGGATCTACTCCTGGACAAAGCGGATTATCTGGTACAAACATATATGTTTTGCCAGAGGATTATTATTTGATAAACAAAATGTTTCGTTTCTCTCGACTCAAAACTGTTAGTTCAAATGTTCTTCTGGGCGGCAGTTCGTTGGTAGATCCAAAAGGC